TACGACAGCCTCGAAGCAACGGACGAGCAGATGCGCTGGTATGACGCGCTGCTGGAAGAGCACCGGGGCATCTGGTGGGGAGTCACCTTGCCAGGACAGGACGAACTGGTAGGCGCCTGTGGTTTCAATGATTGGTCTCACTCCGATCGCAGCTTGGATATCGGCTATTGGCTGATGCCGGAACACTGGGGACGGGGGCTGATGCAAGACTGCCTGCCCACAATCCTCCGCTTCGCCCTAGGCACCCTCGGCGTACACCGTATCCACGCAGATGTTGAACCTGAAAACTCCGCCAGCACTCGTTTGCTGGAGCGGCTCGGCTTCGTGTTCGAGGGAACCCTGCGGGATGTGGAATGTAAGGGCGGGCGCTTCCTCAACCTGCACCAATACAGCCTGCTGGCCACTGACCCGATCGGGCGAGCTTTGCTGGAGGACGACACACCGACCTTTCGCCCAGCCCGTGGGGCGGATGCGAAGGCGCTCACTGCTTTGGCCCAGCGCAGCAAGGGCCATTGGGGATACCCCGAGGCCTGGATGGAAGCATGGCAGGCCGCGCTGACTTTCCACCCCGGGCAAATGACCGGCCAGTACGCGGTGCTGGTCGCAGCGGATGGCCAACTACTGGGCTTTTATGGGCTTGAGAGCGGCGAGGGCGGCTGGCATTTGGAGCATTGCTGGGTCGACCCACAGTCCATGGGGAGTGGTCACGGACGACGCCTGGTGGAGCATGCTCTGGCTGTAGTGCGGGGACTGGGCGCGAACACTCTAACGGTGGAGTCGGATCCGTCGGCTATGGGCTTCTACGAGCGACTCGGTGCAAAACATGTGTGCGATGTAGCGCGCCCAGTATGTGGCGAGCACCGGCATCTGCCGATACTTAAGTGGATGCTCAGTGACTAGGTCTCATTGAAGAAGAACGAGTACAGGTCGTTTGGCTGCTGGAAAGCTACTGACCGTTTGCTACACCTTATGAAAGACAGCCATGGGTTGTGGATTCAACCGGTCGATTGCTGCCAGTGGTCGGTACCAGCAGACTGGACATCTCGTATCGGAATAATGGTCCGTTAAGACCGGCGATCGCAATATCAGGCCTTTGCTCCGTGTATCGAAAGACACCCCCTGTAGGTGCTCTGTCCTATGATCGCGCCTGAGAGGAGGGGGTATGGGCATACAGGATAGGGATTACTGGAGAGAGCGCTACGACGAGAACCTAAATGCGAGAAGAGACCCTCGTGACAATCCATTCACGAGCGGGCAGAGCGAAATGAGCTTTCTTGGAAAACTCATTCTCACGATTGTGGTGCTTCTAGTTGCCGCACTTGTATACAGATATCAGTCTGACATTCTGCGATTTTTAAAGGAGCCTCCTGTTGTTGCTCCTCAACGAATTGCTATTCAGTCACCGGAACCAGCAGTCGTTGCGCCAAGAGTCTTGGCGCCTGAGAAGGCACGTTCGGAATCTACGGGCCAGATTTATCGATGCGGAAATACTTATAGCAATGCACCCTGCGAGGGCGGTCAACAGATAGCGCAACAGAGCAGTCGGCCAGTAGACAGGTCGGAGACAAAGGAAATTTACCTCTGTAAAGACTTTCAAGATCGTCTGACCTGGGAGAGCGTGCCGTGCTCAGCAAACGGACGTTTTATGGATCGAATTGCACGAGTTCCTGCCCATGTATCTTGGGAGGAGCAGGTGGCAATTGCCAGACAGCAGAGAGATAAAGCCCATGCTATAGCTGCTGAACAGGTCGTTCCTTTAGCTTCAAGGTCAACGTCTTCGACTCCTACAGAGTGCCAAATTCTTGAGCAGCGCATTCGCGTTCTTGATACCGAGTGCCGTGTAAATGCGTGCAGCATGCAAAGGCTGGATTGGGTTCGGTTTGAGCGTAAAGCCGCAAGGGACCGGCAATTTCGCATTGGTTGCTAGCCAATTTGGAAAATTGGAGCGTTTGCGGGCGCGGTTTTATGCCTCGCAAGCTCCTTTTCCATGGTCAAGATTTGCTTGACAAGCCTAGCATTTGTACGCTTGAGCGATTCGGCTAGTGCGTAGTTGCCCGCTGCATGATTGAAGGCGATTGCGTCGATAGTAGAAATTCCCCATCGTGATTCCCAAAACAGCGCCAAATGAATGGCGCGAGGAGCTTGCCCCTCACGCCGATATTTTTTGATGGTTGCTGGCTTGAGGTCTAGAAGCCTAGCGAGCTGTGCATCGCTGTAGCGCAGATCATCAAGGATGTATTGCAGATGCGGCAAATGTGCAGGGTAAGGTGCTCTAAACATCACCTAGGTTTCGGCATGCACAACCTTGAAAGACCAGCAGCGAAAGGGCGTACTGCTACAACTAGCCTAGCATTTGTGATTAAACATAATATACAGACTCTCCGGCGCTTGCTACAGCAGCAGTAGCGGCACCGCTAGCACCCATCAGCGTTCCGGCTAGGGCGGCACCGGTTAGAAACTTGCGCACCATGCGCGTTTTGCACGCACTTTCGCGCTCGCTTTCCAGCGCGGCAATCACGATCCATTTCTGAGGATCCTCGCCGAGTTCCTCGGCCAGAGCACCAGCAATTGCGGGGCTCAAATTTCCTCTGTGCTTCGCTGTGCGAAGGGCGTTCCCGCTGAGCTTCAGTTGAGCGGCCCATTCGGTCGAATTCTTCTTTTGCAGAGCTGCGTCTAACAGTTCCATGGTTGTTTGCATAGTTTCTCCATCACATGTTGTGATAACGCTACGACATGTGATGAATCCTATTTGATTTCTGCATCACATGTTGTAACGTCCGGCTTCATCACACATTGTGATGCAACCCAGGAAATCAACATGATCAAAATTTCGGTGAAGTCGACCGAAGTCCGCAATCAGCGCGGCAAGGCAAAGGTCTCTGGCAAGGATTACGACCTCAACTTTCAAACCGTCTGGGTTCACACCTACGACCGTTCCGGCAAGCCAAGCCCGTACCCCGAGAAGACTGAAATCATTCTCGAAAAGAACGAGCAGGGCGCAGCTCTGTTCTATCCCGAGGGCGACTACACCCTCGCACCCGAGTCGTTCTACGTCTCGCGCAATGGCGATTTGGCTCTCCAGCCCAAGCTCGTCAAGCTGACTCCCAAGCCGCAATCCGCTGCGTAAGGGGTCGCACCATGGTCGAAACCGCAGTACGCGAAGCCATGGCACAGGGGGCGCTTCTGGCGCTCCTTTTTGCATGGAATGAGCATCAGCCAGCGGGCGGCAAAGCTGACCGCGTCACGGTCACTCTGCACATTGATGACGGTGTTACCTACAGCCAGGTTTCGTACTGGGCCGGTGACCATGAAATCGGCGGGGAGGGCTTCTGATGGCTGAAACCACCCGTGAAGAACGTGTGCGCGAGCGTGTCGCCTTCTGGCTTTTCATGCCTTTGGCGTTCGCTTTTGTTCTGTGCGGTGCGTGCTCTGCCGGCTGGGCCATGCTCCAGTCGTCGGGCTTGGTCGGCCCCAGCATTGCCGATTTTCAGAAGTACGTTGAATCCCAGCAGCGAGACAACAATCTTCGTTTGACGCTCAATCAGGTCAACATTGAGCAAGCAGGCAAACGCGATATGGCCTTGCGCGGCTCTCTGCAGATGGTGGACGAATTCGCCAGTCGCAGGCTGGAGGGCTTCTGATGGCTATCACGCTCATTCAGGCCACTCCAGGTTCCGGCATGACGCTGGATATTGGCCGTCTTGCCCCAGCGCCTGATCGGCTCAAGTACGCCCCCAGCAATGGGGCGCAATACCTCGACTATCTGCGCGCTCGCGCCCATGAGCTGGACTTCCCGCCAGCTCGTAAAAACCTCCCGCCCGACTACGACCAGCAGTGCTACCAAGCGCACTGCGCTTTGCGTCGTCATGCGGTGTACCTGATCGAAGTGGGGGTGCGCTGATGGCTGAATTTATCTGGTTCTGTACTGGTCTTTTTTGCGGTTGGACTCTATCGCAGTGCTTCACTTTTTATGTGAATGAAAAGGCTGGTAAGCATGACTAGCTGGCTGCACAAATTAGAGGCCATGCCTCAGCCCGCATTCACGTTTGATGAGTCCAAGCATGAGCCGTGGGCAACCATTAAAAACCAGCATGTAACCCCACGCATGAAGGCTGCTCGTGCGCGCTACGTGGCCCGTTCTGAGGCCAATGCGCGCGTCCAGCATGCCCGCATGGCCGCGTTGCTGGGCGAGGCGCAGGCAGCGCGCGAAGCGCGCGGGCTTGTCTCACTATCAACAACTTGCAAGAGTGGAATTTCTGGTCTTTCGGTAGTTGATTTCGTGGCTGAAAACACCATCGAAATCGACCACCAAAAGGCCCGCATTACCCGCATGCAAAAGAGCGTGGGTATTTCGGCCAAAGCCCTGCACAACCTGGGCAAAAAAAATCAACGCGTCTGGATGCTCACGCTCACCTATCGCGGCACAAACCGCGATTGGAGAGCAGAGCACATCAGCCGTTATCTCGATGGCCTGCGCAAGTGGCACTACAGCCGCACCGGCTGCAAGAAGGTTCGCTATGTCTGGGTTGCTGAGCTGCAAAAGCGCGGCGTCATCCATTACCACGTTTGCGTCTGGCTTGACAACGGCCTGACCCCTCCAAAGCCAGATAGCGCCTGGAAGAAGAAGGGCGCATTTCAAGCGCCTATGTGGACTCACGGCATGTCGAACCGGGTACGCGCAACGCATCCCGTTGCCTACCTCATGAAGTACGCCAGCAAAGGCACATCAGAAGGGAAGTTTCCGCATGGCGCTCGCATCAGTGGTGTTGGTGGGCTGGATGAAATTGGCCGCGGTTGCCGTCGCTGGGTTTTGTGGCCTGCGTATGTGCAGGGCAATGCCTCGATCAGAGACAAGTTCAGGCCTGCGCCGGGAGGCGGCTATCTCAATGCTGAGACTGGCGAACTGCTGCGGTCAGAGTTCGTGCCAACAGGCGGCGGTTTTACGCGATTTGTGCGCGTGCGCACCACCCCCAGAAGGCTAGAAAACGTGGGTGGGCCGTTTGAGTGGGTCAATTTTGAAGAAGAGGTTGCCTGTGTCGCATGAGTCGTTTATCGGTTTCGTCTTTCTGGTGGGCGCAATCGGCGGTGTTACCGGCTTTGCGGTGTGGCGAATTGTTGAGGCGCTATTTGATCTTCGATGGCTTCGGGATTCGCTCCAGCGCGATCGGTCTCAGGCCGAGTGCGTGGCCCTCGCGGTCGCTAGCGTGCCTGCTGCCCAGCGTGCCGCTGCGCATTCGGCAATGCAACGACTCTCCACTGCTCCCGGCCCTGCACGCGACGAGCGGGCTGGGCCGGGGGTAGGGGAGAGGCAGGGGGCCGCATGAGAGTCATTTACTGCGTCATTGCCTTCGCTTTGCTTCTTGCGTGTGCCTCTGCATCTATGGCTCTTGAGGCAGATGGCCGCTGGTACGAATACCGGGTGAGGTGGGTTCATGGACTGGAATAACTCGTCGCACGTTCTTCAGGTGCTTGTCGTGATCGCTGTGGTGCTGGTGTTCCTCCACGGCTTCAACGCGGGGAACAAGCTGTGACTGCAGAACAAATTGGCTATGTCGTCGTCGCCTGTCTCACCGTGTGGGTGTTGGGCTATGGGGTTGGGCAGGCTGTTGCCTGGGTTCGCAAGCTCCGCGACGTTGTTTAGGTTTCGCGCATACCGCGCAACGCACGGGCGTATTCCCGTTGATGAAGTGAAAGGGGTCGCTATGAAGACCAAGCTCCAAAACCTGCGCCGTTTGGCGCGTGATAACGCGGCACGTGTGACCGTTGCCGTGCTGTCTCTGCCCGCTGCCATGGCCGCTAATGCCCAGGCCGTGGATCCTTTTGATACTGCGGTCACCACTGTGACGACCAAGGTCGGGACCTATGGCGCGGCATTGGTGGGTGTCGCTGCTGCCTCGGTGGTATTCCTGGTGGCCATCAAGTACGTGAAGAAGATCCCCCGCGCCTCTTAATCGAGCGCCGGGAGGCTTTTTCCCATCGGGCTGCGTGCAGCCCTTTGGAAAGGGGCCACTATGCGAAAACTTCTCTTGGCCGTTGCGTTGGGCAGTGCCCTGGCTGCTCACGCAGCCGATGCAAAATTTGACGCCTTCATGGGCACTGTCGTCGGCAACAGCACAACGGTCACTTTTGGCGGTAACGGTCAGCCAGTAGCGACATCTGCGAATCACTTAGGCACTGCACCTACTCACACCGTAGGCAATATGGGGGTAGCTGCGCCGGGCGGTCAGCCCGCTTACGTTGGGCGTGCAGATCTACCTGTTGCAGGGACTAATAAAACTGTTCCTGTGGACGTAAAGGTTCCAATCAACAAGCGCTCGGCTTTGCGTGCGCTGGTCCTTTCTGCAAAGCTTGCGGGTCGTGTTGGTGGTGGTGTCATTGGCGGCATCGCTGTCGATGCTTTGGTTGACTACGGGCTGAAAAACGTCCAGCTCGCTCAGGATGGCTCTTTGCAGGCAGAAGTCGATGACCCTGACGCGAAATATGACGTGTCAGACGGCTTTTACTGGTCTGCTTCTCCAAATGTTGCGCCTTCTCAGGGGCCGAATGCAGCATGCCGTGCATGGTGGAACGCATCTTATGGCTATCTGAACATGACCATCCAGTCGCAGACTGTGGTCGATACAGGCCCAGGTGCAAAGCAGTGTGTCTATGAGGGCTTGGCGTATGGCTGGCGGCCCGAAACGGTGCGCTTCAATATCACGCGCGGCGGCAATACATCGTGCATTCCTGGCATGTTCATCGTGGATGATCAGTGCACCGATAAGAGGCCCTATAAGGTCATGACTGAGCAGCAGTTGCTCGATTCAATTGCAGCTCGCGATGGTTGGCCTACTTCTGCAACTCGCGCTCTTGCGGAAATGTCTGCAGATCCACGTGTTGAGCCTGTGATTGAAACTGAAAAACCTAACATTGTTGGGCCATTCAAGATTCAAGAAACGCCGACAGTTAGAACGTTTTCAGAGCCTAAGCCTGGTGCACCTGGTCAAACTCAGACAGTCACTGAAACCAAGCAAAAAACGGTCGGCCTGGACTATACCGATAACAAGGTGAAGTCTACGGTTACGGAAACAAAGCAGCGTGTGGTTGATGGCGTTGCAGAGCCTGAAGACACGACTCAGAAGGATCCTGAGAGCGATTTTTTGGTGTGTGGCCTTCCCAATACGCCTGCCTGCCGTATCGAGGAAAAAGGCACGCCAGAGCCTGTGAAGGACACGGCTCAGGATGATGCCGAGCGTGTCCATAAGCCACTTGACGACTTTCTCAAGGATCCGAAGTCCGTCCTCCCCAGCTTTCCAACGATCAATTGGACTTTTAGGCTTCCATCTGGCTGCGCGCCTCTGAGCATTCCAGCCTTTTCGCCGTTCCTACAAGAGATTGACGTCTGTCAGTTCCAGCCCATCTTTCACGACATCATGTCCATGATCTGGGTGGGCGGGGCTTTGTTCGGTGCCATCGGCACTTTCTGGCGCAACGTGTTTGCGAAAGCGGGGTAAGCCATGCCAGTGTTTGCGGCGTTTATTGGGTCTATCGGTATGGGGGTCTACAACCTCCTGGTGGCCCTGGTCGGTGTGCGTCTTGCCATGCGTGTGGCTGCGGTCATGTCGCTGGCGACGATCTACACGGCCTGCGTGATCTACTTCAGCACCATCATCGTGCCTTGGCTTGAGGCGCTTTTCATGAGTGCCTACGGCCAGTTGCTGGGCCTATTGTTCCCGCCCATTGCTGGAACCGTCCTGGCCGGCCTCGGCGCTTACTGGACCTGCGTGGCTGGCGCTCAGTACGTCGGCAACCTGATGAAAATCGCCATAGGGAAGTGACATGGCGGTCTATAGCGTTGAAGGCAAGCTCGGCACGGGCAAAACCAAGTTCGCGGTGTATCAGGCAGAGCAGGCCCTGCTTGCTGGTCGCCGTGTGGCATCCAATGTGGATCTCAAGCCGGAGATCTTGAATCCGTGGAAGGCATGTAGCTATGTGCGATTGCCTGACAAGCCCACGGCTGATGACTTTCTTGCGGCGGGCCACGGAAACCCGGACACCTACGATGAAAGCCGCAATGGTGTGCTGATCCTGGACGAGCTGGGCACTTGGCTGAATTCGCGCTCATTCCAGGACAAGAGCCGGGCTGGGGTGATCGACTGGTTGATCCATGCGCGCAAGTACGGCTGGGACGTCTTCCTGATCGTCCAGGACGCCACCATGATCGACAAACAGGTGCGCGAGGCCCTCATTGAGTACCAGTGCCGCTGCATGAACCTTTCGCGGGTTCGCATACCGTTCATCGGCAAGCTGCTGGGCTTCATGCACAAGCCCTGGGGCTACCTGCCCAAAATGCATACGGTCACGGCCAGGACGGGTTATGGTCAGAACGCGATCATTGCGGAAAAGTGGCTCTACCGTGGAGACCACCTGCACGCCGCCTATGACACGCGTCAAATCTTCACCAGTGACTACGCGCATGGCCCGCACAGCGTGCTTGTGCCATGGGACTTTGAGCGCCGCAAAACCTCTGGCGAGATCTTTCGTGAAAGGTTGGAGACCTTTCTCGGGAGATTTCGCGCTCCGCCACTGGTCAGGCCCGCGCCGCGGCAACCAAGTCGCGCCATCACACTGCTGCGCGATGTGGACATGGACCCGGACAGGAAGCTGCAGCTGGCCCGCCGCTACCTGCAAGCGCAGGAGAGGGCATGAAGTCGATAGGCATCGTCCTTGCCGTGTGGCTCGTGCTGGGCCTGCTGCAACTGGCGCAAGCTGAGCCGCCCTCGGGGTGCATAAAGTCCGCCAAGACCTGCCATTGCTTTACCGCCACTGGCAAGCGTGTGGATCAGTCACCGCAGATCTGCGAAGCGGTCATGGCGCCCAATCCTGTCAAGTTGGCCGGGGGCGACCTGGAAGCGATCGCAGTCAAGCCCAAGCGGCGTGAGCTCGAACCTGCGCCTTTTGTCAAACCCCCCATTCCATGGCTCATTGAGAGGTGAGTCTGAGGGCCTGATGCTGTGGGCGTTGAGGCTTGAGGATTTGCTCGGGGAAATCGAAGATTTTCTCGGGGAAACCGCAGGGCCGGTGCCTGAATAGGCTTGGCCGTTGAGGTGCTCTGCCGGGAGGCGGTAGCACCTGGTTGTCAGCGGTCATGGGAGGATTTCGCTGGGGAGACTGGAACAGTCTTCACGGTGAAACCGGAGCATGAAAGCAGGGCGTTCAGTGAGAAGAGGGGAGGGTCTGGGCATGGCCCAGCTCAAACGGTCTTTGGGAAACAGGAGCATGTGCGCGCATGCCTCGTTTGGGTGGCAGGCAATCGCAGTTCGCCTCATGCCGCGCGACAGACCGGACGTCAAGATGCGGGCAGCCAGGCAGCGCGCCGGTGCTAGCCCAGTTAGAACCGCAATTCCATCAGCATGCCGCGTCCCGCAGCCCTCGCAAGGCGAAGCACATAGACGGGAGGCGTGTCCCATACGAACCAATGCGGGTGGATCACTCGCCCTGAAAAACCGGTATTTCGCCGAAGGCGCTCTGTCCTATGATCTCGGTCAGGAGGATCTATGGGACAGATGGATCGGGATTACTGGCGTGATCGCTACAACAGAAGAACGAATGGTGGAAAAGATCCAGCAAGCGTCAATCTACATACGCCGCAAGCGAGTGTTGAGCAACCAGCGCGCAAAGCAAATGAGCTTGGATTTCTGGGCAAGTTCATCACCACACTGACGGTGCTCTTAATCAGCGCCATCGTTTACCGCTATATGCGGTGAAGCTGCAGCAGATTTAGCCTACGCGGAAAATCGGCGCATTGGCGGCGTGGCCCTCGGTCTCGGCTAGCTCGTCCTCTAGCTTCTGGATTTGCTCTATGAGTCGCTTGTTTTGGCGCTTGAGGCTTTCGGCAAGTGCTGCATGTGCCGCTGCGTGGTTGAACGCTACGGCGTCGGCTGTCATGCGGCCCCAGGTGGACTCCCAAAAAAGGGCAAGCATCACGGAGCGTGGCGCTTGCCCTTGGGCGCGGTACTTGCGAAGCGTTGAGGCGCTGATTCCGAGGTGGCGGGCTATCTGGTCGATATCGCCATGGATGTCGTTGAGCAGCGTGTGGAGATGGGGAAGATTGGCTTGAGATGGTGCACGGAACATCACATGACGTTCGGGAACCGTTATAGAACTTGTAGCGAAACAGGGCTGCGCAAGAATCGACCTATGATCGCCCGCAGAATCCATTTAACATAATATACATCGTGTCTAGTAGACAAGCTCTAAAAATAGGAGCGCTAGAGCTCCAGTTTTCAACGCTTTCAGTAGACCCATGGGACTACGTTTTTACCTCTTCCTCTTAACCAATTCCGCGAGAGTTACAAATAGCTCCCGTTGACGCACGGTACGGACTCTAAGGACTTCGCTGCCAACTGTCAAACATTTTTGTTTGACCTGTCATGTTTCGGCGGCTCAGGCATTGAGTCGATTGCTACAAACTCGCAAGCACCAGGCCCTCCACGAGCGGCCAATGGGTCGCCGCACTTCTTGCACGGACTCAAGTCGATCTCGTCCAGCTCGTCACCCACGGAGTCAATGTCGCCACAACCCATCGGACAGCAATGCGGGTCCAGACCGTGGCTGCAGCATCCGTCATCCTGCAGCATCCGCTCTGTCTGTGCACGTTGCTCTGCCGTGGAGTATCCGTGCTCAGTGGCGATCTCGATGGCACGAGGCCGCAGGAGCTCGGGGACCTGCTGCAGCGCCAGGTCAATGCTGGCTCCGACGCGCAGCTCGTAGGTCTCGTAGACCTGGCCACAGCCTCGATTGGCAGCATCCGACAAGGCTGCGCACTTCGCTGCCCAGTCGTTTTCCGAGAAGACTTGCGCCTCGCGATCTGGTGCCACTTCGAGCGCTACGACACTTGGAGACGTAGTAGTAGTTCTTTGTATAGAAGACCCTTGTATATAGAGTGCAGGAAACGGCAAATCCAGTTTGCAGGTTTCGGCAGACGTTTTGGGCTCAAGGTTGCAGGTTTCGGCAACCAACTTGGGCTCCAGTTTGCAGGTTTCGGCAAGCGGTTTCGGGGCCTGCTTGATGACTTGGCCAAGCCATTGGCCATCGACGTAATCGAGTAGCCCCTCCAGGACGGCCTGCCTCTCGTCATCGGTCATGGGGCGACCTGGGCATTGCGTGGGCAAGGCCCCGCCAGATCCGCCGCAGTTCCTGCACTGGGTACGATCGTGGCCGATGCTGTGGAGCGAAAAAACAGCGGCCCGTGGCGCGGGCTGGTCGGAGTCCATCATGGTGCGATCGATGTGCTCAAGCTCGGCAATGACGGCTGGGCAGACCGGCATCAATCCATTGCCTGGTGGCCAGCGCTGCAGCCACATGACCTGATCCGGGTATTTGAGGCCGAGCTTGGCGTGGCGCCAGGTCAAGCTGCCCTCGGCAAAAGCACTGAGCACGTTCCATCGGTGCCGCAGCCGAAACCAGAAGCTACGCGATTTCCATAGCTCTAGGCGCTTGTCTGGCGCGGTGTTGTCGCCAATCTCGTAATCAGTTGAGCAGGTGGATTTCATATCAAACCATCTTCAATGCGGGATTGCTGGGGGGGATGGGCTGCACCCACCGGCCTGGGCTGGTGAGGACAACACAGGACAGGTGGGCCACGACCGTGCCGCGGCTGTGGATCTCATAGCGAACGATGTTTGTGCGGTTCGCGGCTGGCAGGTGCCAGCCACACTTGATGACCTCCCGCTGGGTCTTGGTGCTGAGCTCGTCGACAGTGAGATCCTCGTGGCCGTCCTCACGGTCGCCATGGCGTGCGTACTCCTTGAAAATCTTGGGCGAAACCAGGGCCATGCCCTCCTCCACGAAGTGAATCGCCGCGCCGGTCTCATTGAACTTGAGCTCGCGATTGACCAGACCCATTTGCACCCACTGCATGAAAGCCAATGCCAAGGGGCTTGGCTCGGGTGGCGGCTTGTCGGGGTTTGCGTCGATGTCGGGCAGCGGCTGAAGCAGAAGAACCGGCCCCGGTGTTGCTGCTGCCGCCGGCGGCGGACTTGCAGTGACGGTGCGTCCCTTGAGTACGGGCAGGTCATCGAGCTCGTCCAGATCAGCGGCCATGCGCTTGAACTCGGCACTCACGCTTTGAGAGCGCGGCACTTGGTCATGGCGTAGCACGGGAGCGGGATTCTTAGGTGCGCTTGGTGCTGGTGGCGGCGCAGCTGCTGCAGGTTTGACAGAAGGCGGCCTTGCGGCCGCAGTTGCGGCAGCTTGGGGCGGCTGGTGCAAGGTGGCGGGCTGAGGAGGCGCAGCTGGTGGCGGCACCGCTGCGGCATCCTGGAATGGTTGCTCCAAGGGCGCTGCGCCCTTCTCTGCCGGCTGTGGGTTCTTGGCCGGCTTGTTCTTTTTGCCAGGTCTGTCCGATGCTGTTGCAGATTCGGATGGATCGAGGAAGTAGCTGCCCTCGCTGTCGCCCAGCAAATACGCGGCTTCGCCGTTG